TTATTTGGTTGGATTGAGTGGTTTTTCTTTTCTGATGTAATGTTGAGTGGTGCGCGCAGAAGTATGGCCAAGTTGTTTTCTTGCTCGTTCATCATCAATCATTAATGAAAGGTCTGTTGCCGCTTTCGCACGAAGATCTCTCAATTGCACTTGGTTGATCTCTTCGGCTAGCTCTTTATATTTTCTTGATGCCGCATTACGGGTATCTTTGAAATAATCTGTAAGTGATCTCCGCTCGAGCTTTCGCCCCCATTTATTCGTAAATAAGAACTGATTTTCTTCAGTGATCCGCTTGTCGATAATCTCTTTTAGTTTACCTATAACTTTAATCGCAACACGTTTACCTGTTTTTTGCTGTGTAATATGCAGTAAATCGTTGTAGATGTGTGAACTATGGATTTTTACCACGTCTATTGGGCGCTGCCCGGTTAAATACATCACATCCATAATGTCCTTCATATCCCCTGTGGCGCAGTCGTAGATTTTATCCAAGATATAATCTTCAATGTACACATCACGGTAATTCACTTTGAATTTTTTAACCCCTGTTGATGGGCTGATCTTTTCAGTGTAACCCCATTCTCTCGCCATGCTCCAAATGTGGCCAAATAACCCGACTTCGATATTTGCGGTTGGTTTAACGTCTTTTCTCCAATCTAAATATTCACGAATGTGTATAGGCTCTATTTCATCAAGGGTAAATGGTGGATCTTGGAAGTATTGGCGTAATTTCTTTATTGCCTGAATGTTTGAGTTTCGAGTGTTCTTCGCTTTTTTAAGCGGCACAACTTCTTTTTCATATCGCTCAAGCACTTCAATGAAAAGGATATTATCTTTTTTCGTCAGATACTGCATATTAAGCTTTGCTGCTTCCAGAATAGCAATGTGCTTATCTTTACCTAAAGCAACTTCTTTTTTATCTGCCATCGTGTAGTAGTAATAAACCACGATTGAGCCATCCGCTCTTTTTCGATTCCGACACACTAAACCTTGTGGCAATCCTTGATTAACTCGTTTTCTTGGACGTGCCATAATATCCCCCTTACTAACTTAATACTGCAGACCGCCTTCTTTCTTTTGTTTGTGTAATCGGCTGCACTTTCTCACCTTTCAAAATTTTGTCACCATCAGATCGTAACACAAGCGGGAATTTTCTATTTCCTTTTGGATGCAGAAAAGGAATTCCGAATTCATTTAAGCTTTTCATCTGATATTTAGGACAAACATATCCAGTTATTAACGCTAATAATTCTGGACTGCAGTATTCATCAAAAAATTCTCTTCCCATATACTCTCCAATAAAAACCGCACATAAAAAGTGCGGTAAGGTTCTGTTACAATAAATACTTTTATTCATTCCATTTGTTTAATCGTTACAATGTAATTTACTTCTCCAACTTTGCCATCGTCTATCCACTTAATAACAGGCTCTGGAGTGATTTTTAAAATACCTACCAATCTATCATTGAGCGCAACTTGTTCTGCTTGAAGTTTTTTACGGATAGCAAACCAACTAGCAAAATCAGGTAAAAAGCGTTCAAATTGTTCTTCTGTTAGCTGTAAAAAATCCATAACAGTTTTAAACTCATAAATTTTCTCGCTCATACTTACTCCATCATACTCTTCATAAAATCAAGCCATTTTTGAGCGTCTTCTCTTGTGCGATAGCAACCGCCTCTTTCCGCTGAGGATTTATCGAATTTATTTGAATCCCAATAATCATCTTCATACTCAACGATGCCACCTGTAATATAGAAATACGGTTCACCATCTTTAGGCTTAAACGGCTTAGGTAAATCTTCAATACTAATCTTTGGCTCTTCCCACATTCCGATAATGTTATTTTCATCAAACGAATTCTTGCCATCTGAAAGCCAGCTTGCCAGGTAACAGTCATTCTCCATATAACCAGACATAACAAGTCCATTTAAAGGTCGTCTGTTTGTGTGTTTTAATAATTTAGGGTATCTACTTAAATCATAAAGTATGTAAGCCTTTCTACCGCAAGCAAGTTTCACTGGCTCGCCATTTAAAGCCGCATCTAAGTTAAATTCTTTCATTTTATTTCTCCATTAAAACAAAAGGCGCTCACTTGGATCGCCTATTGGATTTGTTAAATATTAATTCACCACGGCTTGCAAATGTCAGGCACTTCAATAACCATAATTTGCTCTGGTTTTATTTTTTTGTACTTAATCCAATATTGGACGATTTCCAATGCCTCTCCCTCGCTGACCGTTTCATTAGTCTCTCTAACCATTCCCCACTCATGTCCAAATTGGCACTCAATGATAACGTATCTTTTGCCATTTGATACTTGTACGTCCTGTCTAAACATCTTTTACCCCACGAGAGATAAGCCAAATTTTAATTCTGAAGTAAAACTCGCATTCTTTCATTCTATCTTCATCGAGTTTCTGTAGTTTTCTTCCTATTAAAATAAAGTAAAAAGATATTAGAACGGTCATAATTAACCGATATAATGTGTCATCTATCATTTTTACTCCCCAAAAGTGCGGTCGTTTTTTACTTAGCTGTCATGACATCAACAACGGGTAATTCATTAACCGAACTGCCAGATTGGATTGAGTGAATAATTCGTTCCGGTGTTTCTTTTACAAAGATAGTGCCATCTTCAAATTAAATAGCTGTGTCATTTTCATCTTTAGTGATGGTTTGAATTTGCTCTATGTTGATGAAAATATCTGATTCATCCGTATTAGTTAGTTTGATAAATTTAGCCATGTGGTTCTCCTACATTTGTGCAGCTCGATTTAATCGGGCCATTGTTTGTTGGTGGATATAAATTTGAGTTTCAAATTCACGAAGTGCGGTCAATTTGGGAATTAATTTTTCGTCATTGATTAATGCGTGGTAGCCATCAATTAGGCTTTGAATGCGTTTTTTACCGATTCCTTTGCAGTGTTGATATTTTTCTAATCCAACTAATCGCATATCGGCAAAATCATTACAGCCATTTTTACGAAGGATCGTCCAAGTTGCTTTATCGGTATAAACCGTTGGATCTATTTCACGCAAAGCCGCCATTCCTTCTTCACGCAACGCTTTAATTTCGAATGGTGTTTTGAGCGTTGTTTCCACTTTCTTCCAGGTTAAAAGTTTTTTGATGTAATCATCTGTAAACTCTTTTTTCTCTGGTGAAGCAATAAGGAAAGGGGAGAGTACGTGCTCTTCGTTTACATCGTTTAAAATGGCATTGATATTGTCATTGACGTAATCTGTCATCTCAGGTGCAGTGAATGCAAATTGGTTAGCAAGAGATTGATATTCAAATTTTATATAACCTCTTCCAAGTTGATCACGGCAAATAACACCGAAAACAAACGACCATGGTCGAGATTTGTTATACATTAGTTCGAAATCTTGTTCAGTGGCTGTTGTTCTGTCCTGTGGAATGTTGTTTTTAATCCATTCTGTGCCGTCGTTCCCTAATCCAATAACGGAAAGCACAAGAGAGTTGCGACATATTCTGTCGCTCTGCCGTTTAATGTTGGCATTTTTATCGTGCTTTTTACGAGGTTTTTTACTTGTCGCCATAGTTTAAAATCTCAGTTAAGTGTTTAAATTGGGCAAGATATGCTGATTCAGCTTGATGTGGTTGCCAAAAAACAATTGTGATATTTGCCAGAGAGACACCTTCCAATTGTGGCCACTCTACAGATGCTGGTGGAAGTAACTGTTCTTTTTCCGTTGCAAGCATAGATAAATCCATAGATTTAATTGCTGGCAATTTTTTATACTCAACATTAAAACGCTGGTGGATTGCTAAATTAAAGCGATCTTCAATATTGCGATAAGGCTCACTTAGCAAATGTTTGAGTGGAGTCGGAATATCTTTCAAGTATGCTTCTGTCGCATCGTGCAGTAGGAAAAGAAATGCAAGCTCAGGCAATCCCATTTCTTCAAAAATATAGCTACCAAGTACACAATGCTGAGCTACGCTATAAGGTTCAGCGGTTTGACCAATAAAGCGGTTTTCAAAGCTAAGGTTATGCGCAATATCACGAATATCAATTTCGTTAGGATCCGGCTTGATGTAGTCAATGGTATGGCCATAATAGGTATTAATGCGGTACATAGATTTTTCTCGTTTTAAGTTTCACTTCTTCTTGGTGCATCTTTTGGCACCATTCCGCACGGCTTATGCACCAGTGCTTATTTATCTCTTTTCCGGTTAGCTTTGATGCTTTTTTCCAAAGCACATAAGCGGATAAATAATTTTTCTTGCGTTCTTCCTTGGCGGCAAGTTTGCTGTTGGTTTTAAAAGGTAGTTTCATTTAAATTCCTTATTAATTTCAGCTTGTTTAATAGATACGTAAGCACGAGCCTGTTTTTCGCCTTCTTCGGTTAAATTCTTTTGATATTCTCCATGTTCAGCAATCCACTGCACTCTTGCTTTTTCTCGTTCTAGTGCAGGGTTGGTGTATTCCTTTGCATCTACCGCTAATGAGGTGAAAATAGCAATTGCGGCAACAATGATTGAACAAACTGTTGCAACACCGTAGGCGGTATTTTTAATAAATCTTGTGAATTGATTTTGTTTCATGAGTAGATCCTTGTGGTGATGGTGGAATTAGGTAAAAAAAATCCCGCAGTGCTAAGCTATAAATGGCAACTGCGGGGAATTGACTAAGAAGAACATATTATTATGTGCTGTTTCCAGCTAGAGCCGCTCTCACACCACTTGAACAAAGTGTAAAATTAGTGATGTTTCTACTTGAAAGCGGCTTTAGCTGGTGGCTCCAAGAACCATTAAGGTGCCTTTCTTTATGCTTGCAAGGCTCAAGCTTAGTTTAGATTTGCATTGTGCCAACACTGACTGAAATGCTTGTTTCTTTTAAAGCAAGCGTGAGCTTATCCGCAAATTCTTGCGCAATAGATTCTTGGATTTGTTCTGCTTTAATCAAACGAGCTACTAGCATTGGCTTATCACCACCCGTAAGGATTGATAAGCGAAGCGTAAATGCTTGGCTATCTAAGCCCTTGTATGTGTGCGTGTTAAACACAAAATATTTCGGTAGTTGTAACTTGCTTTTCGCTTCTACACTTTCCATCGCTGAACGTGATGCAGCAAACTCCCCAACTTCGTGTTCTTCATTTCTAGCATAATCTAAAGTAATTTTACGCACCGCTTGAATTGCTGAAGTGAATGACATTAATTCATCGTCCTCACTGTAAGCAGTGATGAAATCGCGCCAATCTTCAAGCCATTCAGAAAATTCACGCTGATCACATTTTTTACCTTGGAAATCACATAGTGCTTTAAATGCCGACGTTTTTTCCATATTTAAAAGTGCGCGATGATTGGCGTGAAGAGGTTGTTTGAGAGAGCCAATATCAAAGACAATTTCTGCACCAAGATTTTTTTCGTCAATAAAACATTGAGCATTTTCTTGCTGATACTGTGCGGCATAAGCAGTAAAACTATCAAAGTTATATGTTGAAAATACGGCACGAAATTGATTGCGGAATTGATTTTGTGATTCCAATGAATGGATTTTCATATCACTTGGCAGGATAGCGATTGGATAATCGCTTTTTCCTACGTGAACACTAGATAAAACAAGTTCTTTAAGTTGTTGTAAATTTTCGTTCATTTAAAGCTCCTATGCTGCTTTTACAATTTTTAAAGTGCCATTTGGTGTTGGCTCTGGTTTTTCAGGCGTTGCACAAAGTGCACCACCTTTATGTACGTACATTGGTGTCGCAGTAGTATCCTCTTCGGAAGATTTCCCGCGTTTTGTAGGTTTGATATAGCTTAGCTTGTGTTGAATTTGAACAGATGGATTATCGCTATCCATTCTCTTTAATGTAAACTCAACCTTCACTGTGCCTTGCTTGTCATTATTTAAAACACCCAATGCAACCTCTGAAAGAGCTGTGGCGAGCTTATTTTCAAAGATCCCTGCGTCAAGCTCTTCAAGAAACTCGTGTACGTTTGTTTTTGCCATTTTTATTTCTCCTATTTAAATAAGTGTTGTAATGGTTTTACCATTTCAAAGCACACTTGATATTGATGTTTTAACTTCAAATATGCTTTGAAATAAACCAGTCCGTGGGCTTGTTCACCATTTCCCCGACTGAACTCGTATCCTCTAAGGGATTGCTTAAAGATATAAACAGCGCTGCCATTGACCTGCCAACCACATCACTTCGGTTAAACACGCAGTACAGTTTTCTGCTCTGGGGTTACTCGACTTAAACAGCCGATAATTTATATCCCGCACGAGACCAAATTGTCTAAAACTCAAAACAGGTTAATGATGAGTGCCTTTCTTTATACTTGTAAGGCTCAAGTCCTCTTGTATGCGACTACATCGAGGAATATAATGTTTTCTGCGACTACAATTTAATCGGAGGAAACACTATGAAAATAGAAAAAGAGGAGAGAAGTCATGTTCCGCCAAGACCGACTCCACAACCTAAACCAAGATGAGGAATAAAAGATGGAAGGGAAAAATCGAAATGATTTAGTATTTGAGTTGCATTACAGCTACAATTTAGAAAATTTAAACTATCACTTAAATGATCGATTAAATAAATTATTGATTACCATTCAGCTGTTACTTTCGTCTGCTGTGTTTGGTGACTTAGATAGATTTTTCCCAGATTTTCATCTAAATATCATTATTGGGTTTATTTTAGCGATACTAAGCGTGCTTTCACTTGTTTATGGCTTTGGCGAAAAAGCCGCATTATCTAAAGTTGCACAAGCACAATATCAACCGTTACTTAAAAGTTATTCAACCATGACTGATGACGAGTTGAAGCAGGCATTAGTTGCAAGTGATTTATTAAATAATAATATCACTGGCGCATTAACCGATATTGCACACAAGCGTGCTGCCATTCAACTTGGATTAGAAGACGATACAGAGCTAAGTTGTTGTCAGTTATTTGTTGCTAAATTTTGTGGAGAAAAATTCTAATGGCAGAACCAACCCCATTACAAGAAAGTTATCAACCTAAACGGCCTACGCCGCCACCTAAAAAGTGATTTTTAATAGCTACTCATTTGAGTGGCTATTTTTTTACCCATCACTAACCTGTTTCAAATTTTTAAAGAGCGACTCAAAGTGTTTTGCTTTGATGTGGTTAATTCTACCTAAAGTAGATTTAATTGCAACTAAAAATTGCATAAAAGTAGAAGTATTTTCTATTTAAAGTAGTAAATTCTTGATTTTTAATTGAATTTATTTTTGACTATTTGCTGAATTTGTGACATAGATCACAAAATAGAGTAGATTTGGGGGGTAAAAAGGGAAAAATATCAGATGATTTGATCAAGATATGCTCAAATAGTTGCTCTGCAAATTTTAATAAGAGACAGTTTGGTGTAGAATTGTGGAATCTAAGCTATCTTTTACTTTTATTCTTATGAACGAGATTTATATCAGAGGGAAATTAATTAAAGCCCTTGCCAAACAACATCCGAATAACACGGAGTTCTTGGCTGAGCTTCCTATTGCCAATTTTTCTCGTAGGATCGATCTTGTTATGGCAAATGGAAGTTTATCCGGTTTTGAAATCAAAAGTGAGCAGGATTCATTAAAACGGTTAGGCGGACAACTGGAAACTTACATGCAATACTTTGAAAATGTAACTGTTGTATGTGCAACAAAACACTTGCAAGGAGTAATGAATATAGCTTCTGAAAATGTGGGCATTTGGGAGTTTGATGGAAAAAAACTAATAAAACATAGAAACGCTATCAAAAATCAACTCACAAAGCAAAAGTGGCTAAGCTTCCTAAACATTATTGGTCTAAAGGCAATATTAAGAGAAAACAAAATAAAGGTGTCAGGTCTTAAGTCAGAGTTAATTACAAGAGCAATGATTCTACCTCACGATAAAATTAAACTATTTATTCTGGATTATTTAAAACAGCAATTTCCATTAATGGAAAATCATAGACGGGATAGACAAGAAAGAAAATTAAGCATAATAAATAAGGCTAGTAACTCTGTAATAAATGAAAAAACGGACGAGCCACAAGCCTTATCTAGTGCAGAAATTTATCGCCGAAAAAAAATTAAAATGATTCGTCAAGCTCATCACGAAAGGATGTTTGCAATATTTGGCGACGCATATGAGTATTTGCCCTAACACTAACCCATTTTGAAGGGGAGCGCCCAAATACATCCCCTTCCGATGCTTGGAGGATTTTTTCCTTTCCCCAGCTTTCTGGGATATGAGCAAATATATGGTTATTAGCTACATAATTGGCTATTTGCTGATACCCATCTCCGTGTTCTGATGGCATCCTAAATATTGCCCAAAAGTCCTCATCCGTTGCAAAGTCAATTCTTGCAGACCATCGACCATCAGAATCATTAGAATCAATAGGAATTGGATGAATAGAAGCATAATCTCCATATAAAACCTCATATTTCTCAGAAAGTTTGAGATAAAGATCAACTTCTTTCTGCTGTATATATCCTGCTTTTATATTACTAGTACTTAAATCATCTAAATTTGTCATGCCTATTGCTGGAGATGAAGGGAAACTTGTTGATAAGGAAACAATATTCAAGCTCTCAACACCCTTTTTAAAAGTTTGAAGAACTTCGTTAGATATATTATAACTTTCGGTTAGATCAGAAATATACCCACTATCAATAAATATTATGGCATTTAATGGATCATCCATTGCTGCAAGTGCATTCATAGCTAATTCAGCTTCTCTAGTGCTCCTAATTCTAAATGCAACCTTTCCTTTTTGATTTTCTAAATTAATTGTTTGTCGAATAATGTTACGCAGATATTTTTCGTTACTATTAAAAAGTATTGCTGGAATAGCATTTTCATATCTTGAAGTGAATTCTTGCCAATTAATATAATATTGAGATGAATCAAAAATATTTTTTTCTTCGTTTGTGATATGGTTTAGAATCTTTTCTGATAAAGGCGGGAATAAAATAAAATGGTCATTATAAGAACTTATAATTTTCTCTAAACTTGCAGTCAGCGCGGTTCCTTTTCGATTGTGTAAAACAAATGAAGGAAGAATAGATAATTTATCTTCTTGAGACAAATTAACAAATGCCTCTTCTTCTGAATTTCGAGTATGTAAAAAAGGATAATAGCTGTAATTTTGAAAGTTTACATTAATCATATTAACTCCTTAGGTTAGTTGTTATTAAAGATCAACAATATCCAGTGTTAGTTTCTATAGTAAAACTGAATACCAAAAGACTTTTCCAATGACTGATATATCTTGCATGTCTGTTATCTCATCCGGGTGTTCTTCGCTGTTGTAACTGCGGATCTTAACTTGTTCGTTTGGCATATTGTAGAGTAGTTTTATGCGCAACAAGCCGCCGTGATTGATAGCGTATATCTTGCCGTCTCGGATTGTCTTATTGCCCAAATCAATTCCCACCGTTGTTCCATCCGGAATAACCGGCTCCATTGAATTTCCATCAGCAATCACACATACCGCATTTTCGTACTGTACGCCTTGTTTACGTAGTGTTGCTTTGGAAAAACGCAATTTGAAGTTGTTATAGTCCTCTATGTCATCAGCAAAGCCGTTTCCGGCAGCAAGCCTAATATCTTGATAAAACGGGACTGCGTATTCATCGCTATTTAGTGGGGTATTGCGATCCCATAAGTCGAATGAGCCAACGCCTTTCACATTAGAAGTTACTTGATTTTCTAAAGAATCGGCTGTTCCGTATTTCAAATGAGCAGGACTAACTCCAAAGTACTTCGCCATAGCTTCAATTTTTTTATCTCTCGGAGTCGCAGTGCCCAAAGTGTAACGTCTAGCCATTTCATAGGTTACGCCAATAGCTTTTTGTAAATCCACAATATTTTTGCCTTGTTTAGCCATTAATTCATTAAGTCGGCTTGCTAAATCTGTCATAGACACTCCTTTATTCTACTAAAGGTAGAAGATACAAAATTAAAATAGTTGATTCAATTCTATTTTTAGTAGTAGAATATCTCTACTTTAAATAGAATAAAGAGGTTAAAATGCTACCAATCGAAAAAGCTTATGAAATCGTGGGCGGTATTTCGGCTATGGCTCGACATTTCAATCTTACCCCTTGGGCTGTTTCCAAGTGGCGTGAAAAAGTGCCTGCGGAACGTTGCGCAAAGATTGAAGAACTTACGGCCGGAAAAGTTAAGAAATCCGAATTACGTCCTGATTTATGGGATTAATCTACCAACAGGCAAGCGCAATGGCACGCAATAAACTCACCCGATCCGCAAAACCACTTTCAGATCGGGTTATGAACAAATACTGGAAACAGAAACAATGCGAGATCGCGGACGAAATGGAATGTTCGCCGTCCACGTTGAGCCGTTTTGTCAGCAATGAAGACGCTAATCAGGCGTTTAATTTTATTGCGGCAAACGGGTTTGATGTTTTCGATGTGAATTCTCACGTAGCAATTGAGAAATCAGAGTTGGAACTGCTTTTATTGGCGGCAAAAGGCTTTGACGACCGGTTGCGCGAGAAATATTTGGGCAAATAAAAAACCACGGCTACAACCGTGGTTCTGTACGAAGGAATTTTTTATGAAAACCAAAATACAGCTTTATGATACACAAATTCGCCAAGATGAACAAGGGCGTTTTTGCTTAAATGATTTACATCAAGCAAGCGGTGGTGAAAGTCGTCATCGTCCTGCTTACTGGTTATCAAATCAGCAAACGCAAGAGTTAATTGGCGAAATTTCAAAAGACGGAAATCCGTCTATCCTTACAAAACAAGGACTTGGAACATTCGTAAGCAAAGAACTTGTTTACGCTTACGCAATGTGGATTAGTCCGAGATTCCACTTATACGTTATTCGCACATTTGACAGCTTGGCAAGTCATCAAAATCCAACCGCGCTTTTACCGCAGAATTATCTTCAAGCCTTAGAGCAGTTAGTGGCATCAGAGAAAGAGAAACAAGCTTTAGCGTTAGAGAATAAAGCGATGAAACCTAAAGCGGACTTTGTGGATCTTTACGTTGATATTGGCACAACAAAATCATTACGCGAAACGGCAAAAATCTTAAATATGCCAGAGAAAGCGATGATAGCTGCACTAGAGCGAGATAAAGCGTTATATCGTCAATCAGGCAATCTTATTCCATATTCAGACAAACAAAGCCGTGGTTTATTTACAGTGAAAACTGGTACAGCAGAGCACGGTCACAACTTTACACAAACTCGCGTGACATCGAAAGGTATTCAATGGATCGCACAACGTTACGCTTCGGAGTTAATGCTATGAGCAAATTTATCCCTAATGCTTTTCAGATCCCTAATGCTTTTGTAGATGAAGTGATGTTTGCCCTTTCTGGTAACGCTGTCAAAGCCTATTTGTTGGTGGCTCGTAAAACGACTGGTTGGCAGAAAGAGAGTGATTTTATTTCTATTGAGCAATTCAAACAATTCACTGGCATTAACCGAGATAAGACTATCTATGAAATTCTTAAAGAGCTTGAAGAAGTTGGTTTGATTCGTACTGTTAAAACAGCTGGAAGAACGACTGAATTCTATTTAGCGAAAGACCTTCCTAACGTTGAAAATAAACCAGTGGCGAAAAGTGCCACCAGTGGCGAAAAACGCCACCAGTTACAAAAAACGCCACCAGTGGCGAAAAGTGCCACTACACCAGTGGCGGAAAACGCCACCGCCACCCCTGGCGAAAAACGCCACCCTACAAAAACAAATAATAAAACAAATATAAATAACCCCCCTATAGTCCCCCCAGCTGAGCAAGTTGTGTTGGATTATTTGAACATAGCATTGGCAAATCTTGCTGAAGAGCAAGGCGAACGTAAACCGACAGGATACAAGCTCACTGACAAAACAAAACAAGCGATTGGTGCTCGATTGGCTGAATTCGATTTGGATGTGTGTAAACGTGTGGTGGATTATCTCGTGTCGAAATGGGGACGTGATCCGAAAATGGTTGAGTATCTCCGACCAAGTACGATTTTCCGTCCAACAAACTTCGGTGAGTATGTTGTCGGCTCAGAACGTTGGGATAACAAGGGCAGACCAGAAATGCGAGACGGTGCTTGGGTGATGGCTGATGGCACGATGTTAAAACCGAAAGGCAGTGCACCAAACCCAGCAAGCAAAAGCACCGATTGGGCAAAGGGCAGACAAATTCAAATTCGTAATCCGCAAGTGGCGGAAAAACTACGCAAAATGGGGATGTTGAAATGAACGTGGCAATCAGACAAGATAATTGTGTTTCAGGGGTTGATTTAAATACTCATGTTTCAGAATTAGTGAACCAGTTATTCAATCGCTTGTGTGTTTACTGCAACCGTTGGCGTTATAACTACCCAACAGACGAAGCATTGGAAGAAGCGAAGTTTATTTGGATTGAAGAGCTAGTGAATCATGATGTTTTATCTGTGGATATGTTAGAGCGTGGATTAGCAATAGTTCGTGCAGTAAGAAGTGATTATTTCCCAAACCTGTTTGATTTCATCGAATGGTGCAAAATCCCGATGGATTTACCATCAGAAGAAGAATTAGCACAGCGTTTAGCCAGTTTTCAACGTTATGGCATGGCTGATGTAGATAAATTTAAATTCAATTCTACCGTGGAATATTGGTTGATCACTGATTTGTATTGTCGTTGTCGTCGATACACTTGGTCAGTAGAGCAGTTACGCAAAGAAATTAAACAGGCCTTACGCAATATGGCCGACCGCTTAAAAAATGGTGAAGTGTTACCGGAGCCAACAAAACAATTACCATCGCAAGCAACATCTATGCCAGTCTCAAAAACACGTCAAGCAGAGATTATTGCAAGCATTAAAGGATCGTTGCGGGGGCATTAATGCAAGTATTGTTGTTGACACCGTATAAACAATCAGACCTTGGTTTAATGATGTTTAGAATTCCGCGCAATGCTGCACAGGTAATGACGAAGAGAATGGTGTTAATGCCAGAGCCTACTGAATTACAACATAAGGAATCTGGTGTAGTTAATTGGCAAGGGGCTATTAGTGAAGAATTTCCACCGTTGGTGGTGGATTTCTTAAAAAATAAGGAAGTGCGGTCAAAATTACTTACAAAAAAAGCGTTGATAAATTTTGTTGGCAGTATTAAGCATTGTCAGTTGAGTGATGGTGAATACTGTCATAAAGAATTAACAATTACTCCGTACTTAGACGGTTTTATTAGAACTTGTTGGCACCACGATACAGAAATGCGCAAGGGAAACTATGATGCTGAAAAAGCAAAGTTGGTGGTGGAACAAAATATAGAGCAAGCAATCATTGCAAAAATCCAAGTGGATTTAAAACATGCTCGTCCTTTAACAGAATCAGATTTAGTGCTGTATTGTTTTAAGAATGGACTTCAACGTTTATTGAGTGATGCGTTATTAAGAAAAGTTTTTAGTGTTAAAAATTACGAACGAGACAATAAAGAAAGTTCTACTCGTTTCGAAGATCCTCTTATTTATCACATGGACCGTTTAGATAAAGCCATTTTAAATTTAAAAGCAGATGATGATCCTCCACTTCAATATATGGCAAGACCAAAGCCACAATATATCCGTTCTGAAAAATGGTTACGTTGGGTAAAAACTCAGCCTTGTGTGTGCTGTGGTAAACAAGCAGATGATCCACATCATTTAATTGGTCATGGTAATGGTGTGATGGGAAGTAAAGCAGATGATTTGGATTGTATTCCGCTTTGCCGAATTCATCACAATGAATTACATCAAAACGTAAAAGCATTTGAAGAAAAGTATGGTTCACAAATAGAGCTTTGGCATAAGTTCTTTTTATACTCCATCAAGATTGGTGCATTAGTGATTGATTAATGGTTTAACAATCAAAAGTGCGGTCTTTTTTAAAGTGAGATTTCTATGACAACGATAACACTTGAACTACCATTTCCACCTTCTGTTAATACCTATTGGCGCAGAGTAAATGGGAAAACATTAATTAGCGCGAAAGGACGCGCTTATGCAGCACAGGTCGCCTGGATGACAAGACGCTCAGCAAGATTTCCAGCTGGTATTCGTGCTGCAGTAGTGGTGGAAGCATTTATGCCGGATAGAAGAATGCGTGATTTGGATAATCTTTTTAAATCATTATTAGACGCGTTAGTGAAAGCTGGCGTGTTGGTGGACGATAGTGTTATTGATGATTTGCGAATTGTACGCAAATGTGTAGTCAAGGGTGGAAAGGTTTTAGTGTCGATTAAGGAGATAGTATGTTAGATATTGATGTAATTGTTGTTGAGTTCGGTTATTGGGCAACACCCAGACATGAAACAGAATTTCCACGTGTTGCCGCTGGATTTGCAGAAATGAAATGTGAAGCACGTTACGCTCATAAATATCGCATTAATTCTATCTCTGATGACCTTGGTTTAAAAATTGATGGGTATCTTGGCATTATACGCAAGATAACACCTGAGCTTTATGATGTGTTTGTTTTGACCTACATTAAGCGCTGGGAAAAACAAGAAATATTGACTTATCTACGGATTTCAAAAGCGGAATATTTCAACCGACTAAAAACCGTAAAAACATCTCTATTGTTAATGATTGTGAGTGGTGGGAGTGAGTGTATTTGGGTTGTTTAAAATTTTTTAATAAAACCGCTTGACAGTCTAGACTAAATGTGTATCATATAAGCTATAGTGCGTTTTTTGCACGTTACAAACGCAGAATTGATTTTTAAACCCCTGATGGTTCTCCATCGGGGGTTTTTTATTGCCCCGCAATTGCGAGGTGGAGTATGAGAATGTTTAAAGACGCAGGAAATCAAACATATTTTTGGTCAGGCTTTTCCGGTGTTCTTGCTTGGCTCAGTGATCAAAACAATTTAATGATATTAAGTTTGGTGATTGGTATTGTTACCGCACTAGTTAATGCTTATTCAAAATGCTACGAAGGCAGAGCGGCAAGACGAGCAGAAGAGCGCGAAGAAGAATTGCATGCCTTAAAGGTTCAGGCTTTAAAAAGAGGGCTTAGAGATGAAGCTGGCAAAGACTAGAGTTGGATTAGGACTTGCAGGAAGTATATGCGGAGTATCAGCCATCATCCTAACAATGTACAGTGCTTATGGTGATGAGCTTATTCTCAGTCCTGCTGGAGCAGAGATTATTGGTAATGCTGAAGGTTGCAGACGTGATCCTTATAAATGTCCTGCTGATGTATTAACCGTTGGCATAGGATCAACTGAATACAGTGGCTTACCAATAGATCCTAAGCATCGTTACACAGATTTAGAAATTGCGGAACGTTGGAAGAATGACATTCAAGTGGCTGAGAAATGTGTATTGGCTTATGGAAATGGGCGAGCGTTGCCACAGTCTGTATTTGATTCTGCCGTATCAATTACTTTTAACGTTGGTTGTGGTGCAGTTCGAAAATCAACCTTATTTAAATACCTTAATTCAGGCAAGTATGAGTTAGCTTGTAATGAATATCCAAGATGGAATAAAGCTGGTGGAAAAGTTTTACCCGGCTTAGTTTCACGTAGAGAAAAAGAAAAGGCATTATGTTTATCTGATTTACATAAGTAAAGGTTAGCCGGTGCGGTTATGGGAGCTATTAAATCAGATGGCGAAAGCGTAAACAAAAGAGCCTAAACTGCACCGCTATTTATTATGGGGTTTAACATGATTGGTATAGGGCAATATATCAGTAACGGATTCACAAAGGTTTTATTGGTGTGCTCCGTTGTTTCTGCGTTTGTAATTCTTGCATTGTGTGGATGGATTCATCATCAGTCAGCAACTATTGATGGACTGAATGTAAAGATTAAAACACACCAAGAAACAATTGCTGCACAAAGTCAAACGATCACTCGATTAGAAGAAGATGCTGAGCAAAATAGACAGCTAACATTTGAGCTAAGTCGGGTGGAGTCAGATGCAAGGAGTAAATCAGATGCAGTTATCAAATCTATACCGAAACAAGTTAAAGCTAGCAGTGCTTTTAATACTAGTGCTCCTAGCAATGTTATTGAGTTCTTGCGCCAGTAAACCAGTTGTAGTGAGTTGTTCTCAATTACCTGCAGCGTTGACCGCTCATTTAGATAAGACGGTATTTGCTGGTGATACTTATGGTGATGTGACAAAGTACGCGGTAATCTTAAAACGCGAACGTGATATGTGCTTAAACCGTATTGATAAAATTCGGGAGTGGCAAACAGAGAAGTTAAGTAAATAAAAGGTGAGTGACAATACTCGCCTTTTTTCTTTTGGTGGGAACTATGCCAGCAAGAATACCTAAAGCATGCAGAAAGCAAGGCTGTAAGAATACAACAATCAACAGCAATGGTTATTGTGATGAACATCAAGGTTGTGGTTGGCAAAGACATCAGAAAGGAAAGACATCGTCTCAGCGTGGTTATGGAGCTCAATGGCGAAAAATAAGAGCTGTCGTGTTAGTTCGCGATAACTACTTGTGCCAAGAATGTTTAAAGCAAGGTCTGTTTGTAACAGCAACAACTGTTGACCACATAATCCCTAAGGCTCACGGTGGTAGTGATGACTTAACTAACCTACAAAGTTTATGTAATTCATGCCATAAATTCAAAACAGCGCGAGAACGTTTGAAATAGTGTTTAAAGTGCGGTTGTTTTTGTAAGGGGAGGGGGTGGTAAAATCTCTATAGGTTTTGCCTATCGAAACCGCCACCCTAACTCTATTTTTACAACCGCGAAATTAAAAATTTAGGGTAAACGCCAAATGACAGGAATAGCAACAACGCCGGGGCGAGGAAGAAAGCCCACTCCGACGAAAGTGAAAGAGCGTCGCGGCAACCCCGGTAAAAGAAAATTAAATAAAGACGAGCCTGAGTTCAGTCCGTTTAACGAAAACACCCCACCGCCATCTCAGCTTAATACTGATGGTAAAAAAATGTGGGCCTTTATTCTAAAAGAATTACTATCCCAAGGAGTTCTTCTCCAAACCGATCTTGAAGTAGTGACAAACTATTGCATTGCATATCAGAATCGTAATCGTGCTTGTAAAGATGTTGAAAAATACGGCACGTTTGTTGAGAACGGGAATGGTGGATTATCGAAAAATCCTGCTTTTACTGTTTTGAATGAAGCGTTGAAACAGATGACTACATTCGGAGCGTTGCTCGGACTTGACCCAAGCAGTCGACAACGATTGATTGGTAAGGTTGATGAGCAAAATCACAATCCATTCGCGGAGTTAATGCAATGACAGATAATGTAAAAAAGGCAATTAAGTATGCCAAAGATGTTATTGCTGGCAAAATTCCCGCGTGCCGATTTATTGTAAAAACCTGTCAGCAGTTCATTGATGATTTAGAAAATCAAAGCGCGGTTAAATTTCCTTATTATTTTGATGAAGTTAAGGCTGAAAAAGCGTGTAAATTCATTCAATATTTGCCACACACAAAAGGCGAGTGGGCATCAAAACGACAAAATATCACGCTTGAACCTTGGCAACTCTTCATTATGGCAAATACTTTCGGATGGTTGCGTAAAAGCGACAATCTGCGTCGTTACCGTGAAGTTTATGTTGAAGTACCCCGCAAAAACGGTAAATCAGCTATTTCTGCTGGTGTCGGCTTGTATATGTTCTGCATGGATAATGAGTTTGGCGCGGAAGTCTATTCAGGTGCAACCACCGAAAAACAAGCATGGGAAGTATTCCGTCCTGCTCGATTTATGTGTAAGAAAACCGATCTTCTTTGCTCAACTTTTGGTATTGAAGTTAATGCCTCTAACTTAAACCGTCCTGCTGATGGTTCTCGTTTTGAACCGCTTATTGGTTCACCTGGTGATGGTGCATCGCCTAGTTGTGCGATAGTGGATGAATACCATGAGCATAAGAATGATGAACTATATACCACAATGTTGACTGGTATGGGGGCGCGTAAACAACCGCTTATGTTTATCATTACGACTGCAGGTTATAACATCGAAGGTCCTTGTTATGACAAGCGCAGAGAAGTGATTGAAAAGCTATCTGGCGCAATTCCGAATGATGAGCTATTTGGGATCATTTATACAATTGATGAAGATGATGACTGGACAGATGAAAGCGTATTACGTAAAGCGAATCCAAACTTTGATGTGTCAGTGTATGGTGATTACCTAATTAGTCAGCAAAACAAAGCAATTAATAATGCACGCCTGACCAATACTTTTAAGACGAAACACTTGAATGTATGGGTGTCAGCTAAAGAAAGCTATTTCAACATGGTGAGCTTGGAAAACTGCAAGGATGAAACATTATCACTTGAAGATTTCCAAGATGATGATGTTGTGCTTGGCCTTGATATGGCGCGTAAGCTTGATATGAACTCGCTTGTTAAAGTGTTTGCGCGAGTTATTGATGGTAAGCGGCATTATTATTGTATTGCTCCAGAATTCTTCGTTCCGGAAGATACTATCTATAACACTGATACCGCTTTAAAACGAGTGGTGGACAAATATCAAAAATGGGTAAACAGTGGGCATTTAACTGCAACAGATGGTGCGGAAGTTGATTATCGAGAAATCGAAGAAGTCATCAAAGATACCAATCAAGAACATAGAGTTTCCTGTGTTGCGATTGACCCACACGGAGCGATAGCAATCAGCCATAACTTAGCTGATGAAGGGCTTAATCCTATAACCATTACACAAAACTACACCAATCTCTCCGATCCGATGAAAGAGCTGGAAGCGGCTATTGAATCAGGTCGTTTCCATCATGACGGGAATCCAATTATGACGTGGTGTATTGGTAACGTGGTTGGCAAGACGGTTCCAGGGAATGATGATGTTGTGCGCCCAATTAAAGAAATTCCTGAAAACAAAATAGACGGAGCGGTGGCTTTAATGATGGCAATCGGTCGCATTATGTTGAGCACTGATGATGAAAACTTTTTCCCAAATGAGGTATTGGAACTATGAGAACTGTCATTTTAGATCTTTTAGGTCTAACAGGCTTTGGCTTGATGTTTTATGGAGTGTATCTCAAATATGGGGCAGATATTGCATTAATTGGTAGTGGGGCATTATTACTGCTTTTAACTATTTTGGCATCGAGAGGTAAACAATGATTTTTGATAAATTATTTAGCACTCGTTCACTGGAGAATCCAGCGGTGCCATTAAGTGCTGAATCAGCTTACGAAGAAATATTCGGAATGCAGCCGACTAAATCGGTTAGTCCTGATTTGGCAATGAAGTTATCTGCTGTTTATGCTTGCGTTTATGTGTTATCGAGTTCTGTCGCACAATTACCACTGCACGTTAAGTATAAGAGCGGTGATAAAGTAGAAACAGTAAAAGATCATCCAGCATATTACCTTCTACATGATAGCCCTAACGCTTGGCAGACATCTTATAAATTGCGCGAATATGCACAAAGTTCTGTTTTGTTGTACGGAAATGCTTATATCCATATTGTTCGTAATAAAAACGGTGAAGTTGTCTCGCTTGAATCATTAGAGCCGTGGAACGTGCAGTTGCTTAAAAACGGAAGTCGCTATGTTTACGCTTACTACGGTGACGATAAGACAATGAGCTTATCTCCAGATGATGTTTTACACATCAAATCACTCGGGCCATCAATAAAAACAGGTAAATCAGTCATTCAAACTCATGCTGAGACGATTGGCTTGGGGTTAGATGCTCGAAAATTTGCTAGCGGTTTCTTCGGTGGAAATGCTCGTCCTGCAGGTATTCTTTCAGTTAAGACGCCACTGAATAGCAATGCGTGGGAAAACTTTAAAAAGATGTGGCAAACCGCACAAGAAAAGCTGAGAAGTGAAGAAAATAAAACAATATTACTTCCTGCTGAGCTTGATTATAAGGCTTTGACCGTGTCACCAGTCGATACCGAGCTTCTTTCGATGATGAAGCTTAATCGTTCAGAGATTGCCGGTATTTTTAATGTTCCCGCACACATGATCAACGATTTGGAGAAAGCGACATTTTCCAACATATCGGAACAGACAATCCAGTTTATTCGATTCAGCGTGATGCCATGGGTGGTGAATTGGGAGCAAGAGTTAAACAGAAAAATATTTACTGAAGCAGAGCGTAAAGCGGGTTACTTTGTGAAGTTTAATCTTGCTGGGATTATGCGTGGTACTGCAGGTGAGCGAGCAACGTTCTACCATGCGGCTATCACTGATGGTTGGATGTCGCGAAATGAAGCTCGTCAGCTTGAAGATATGAATCCGGTTGAAGGACTGGATGAAATGTTGGTTAGCGTGAATGCTGCAAAACAAGCAAATAATAAACAAACGGAGAACACAAATGAGTGATGTAGAAAAACGCTCCTACGCAGGCGAAGTGCGAGCGGAAAGCCGAGATGATGAGCCTACGCACATTATCGGTTATGGTTCCGTGTTCAATACTATGTCTGAAGTAATGTGGGGTTTTCGCGAAATCATTATGCCAGGTGCATTTGATGATGTGCTTGAAGATGATGTGCGCGGGTTGTTTAATCACGACCCTAATTTCATTCTAGGGCGCAGTAAAGCTGGTACGTTGAGTCTATCAGTTGATGAAACAGGCCTTAAATACGACATTATCGCACCAGATAATCCAACTATTCGTGATTTAGTTATTGCACCGCTAAAACGTGGTGATATTACTCAATCATCCTTTGCGTTTAAGATCGCACGTAATGGAGATGAATGGTATGAAAATGATGATGGTGTAATCATCCGTGAAATTCATAAAATTTCACGCCTTTATGATGTCAGTCCTGTGACTTATCCCGCTTACCAAGAAGCAAGCAGTACAGCTCGCTCACTTGAAGCGTGGAAAGAAGCTCGAGACTCAGGAACAATTGCTAAAGCGGTATCACAAAAAGCCGCACGTGAGCGATTCTTAAGCTTAATTAATGCTAAATAAAAGTAATTTTTATCAATACGAGCCGCAATAATGCGGCTTTTTTCATTTAAAGAAAGAGGAAAAATCATGGCTAAATTACATGAACTTCAAGAAAAACGTCGTAATATCGCGGCTCAAATGCGTCAATTGAATGATGAAATTGGCGAAAAAACATGGACTGAAGAACAGCGTACTAAGTGGGATGCAATGAAATCCGAATTAGGCGGTGTTGAATCACAAATTGAGCGCGAAGAATCATTACGATCAACCGATGCTTTATTTGTTGAAGAACAGCGTCAAATTGAAACTGAATCAAAACCAGTTATTGATGTAGAAGTTAAACGTTCCCAAGCATTTAATGCGTTCTTACGTCGTGGCTTAGGCGAATTAAGTCAAGAAGAACGTCAAGTGATGGCGGAACTTCGTGCACAAGCGGCAGGCACTGACAATAAAGGTGGTTACACCGTACCTAAAGAAATGCAGGCTCGTATTGCTGAACAAATGAAAGCTTTTGGTGGTATCGCGAGCGTTGCTCAAATCCTTAACACTGCAGACGGTCGTGTTATTACTTGGGCGACTGCAAACGGCACCGCTGAAGAAGGTGAATTAATTGGTGAAAATGCTGCGGCAACTGAATTAGATACTGAATTTGGCACAGCTGAGCTTGGTGCGAAAAAACTCTCATCAAAAATCATCCGCGTATCAAACGAATTGTTACAAGATTCAGGTGTGGATATCGAAGAGTATTTATCTCGTCGAATTGCAGAGCGTATTGGTCGTGCAGAAGCTAAATATCTTATCCAAGGTACTGGCGTTGGCTCACCTGCTCAACCTAAAGGCTTACAAACTGCAGTTACTGGTGTAACCCAAGCAGCAGCTGCTGCAGTAGCATGGCAAGATTTTAACGCATTGATCCACTCAGTAGATCCTGCCTATCGCAATGTTGGCAATACTCGCCTTGCTTTCAACGACAATACGTTAAAAACGTTGAAAGAAATGGTGGATGGACAAAAACGTCCATTATGGTTGCCTGATGTGGCTGGCGTAGCACCTGCAACCATCTTAGGTCATCAATATGTGATTGACCAAGGCATCGAAGATATTGGTTCAGGTAAGAAATTTGCTTACTTTGGTGATTTCAGTCGTTTCATCATTCGTCGAGTGTCAGGTATGACATTACGTCGTTTGGTGGAACGTTACGCAGAGTTCGATCAAGTAGGTTTCTTAGCGTTCCATCGCTTTGACTGCGTACTCGAAGATGTGTCAGCAATTAAAGCATTAACAGGTAAATAGTTAAAAGTGCGGTCAGAAATGGCCGCATTTTTCATTTGGGGGATGAATGGAAATCACACTAGACGAAATTAAGTTGCAATGTCGTATTGATAACGATGAGGAAGATGATTTGTTGTCGGCCTATCTAGTTGCAGCAAAGGCGATGGTTGAGAACCACACGAATAGAGTGCTTTTTAATACATTGCCCGAAGAAAAACCGATTAATGCACAAGAAATCACTGGCGATTTAAAAATAGCTATATTAATGCTGATCGCTTACCTATATGAAAACCGTGGTGGATGGAACGAAGGGCAAGGGGTAACAAACTTTGATTTACCTCCAACTGTTAAAGCCATCATTGAGCGTTATCGTTTTATAGATGTGTAGGTAATTAAGATGAACATAGGAAAGCTACGTCACAGAATTACTTTGTTAAATCAGGTTAATGAGGTGAATGATTACGGTGCAAGTACTCAAACATGGAAGAAAGTAGCTACTGTTTGGGCTGATGTTAGACCATTATCCGGTCGAGAGTATTTCTCAGCCAAGCAAGTACAGTCTGAAGTTACCACTCAAATATGGCTACGACATATAGAAGGCATTAAACCCACAATGAAGGTTAAGTTTGGGAAAAGAGAATTTGAAATTCTTTCCGTGCTTAATACTCAAGAGCGTGACGTGTCTTTACAGCTTATGTGTAAGGAGACAGGTAATGTCTAATTTGTCTGTAAACATCAAAGGTTTAAAAGAGCTTGGTCAAGCAATGAACTCGCTTGAGCGCAAAGTCAGAAATAGCATTGGCGTGAAGGCAATGAGAAAAGGTGGTGCGGTCATTAGAAATCAAGCAAGAGCAAATGCTCCTGTTTTAGAACACAGTGTATCGCATCGTAAGCGAGGAACCTTGAAAAAGGCTATTTCTGCTAGAACCAAAATAGGTGAAAACGGTTCTGTAACCACAAAAATCTTTGTCCGGAAGCTTAAAATTAGCAAAATTACAGCTTTTAAAAGTAATGGCAAAAATAGTTCGGCAAACCCAGACGATCCTTACTATTGGAGATTTGTGGAATTTGGCACATCTAAAATGCCAGCTAAACCGTTTTTACGCCCAGCTTTCACTGCAAAGAAAGAACAAGCAAGCCGTGAAATCATCATGACATTACGAGATGAAATCTTGCGAGGTGGGCGTAAATGATCCAAAAAAAACTCTTTAGTGCTCTAAATCCACTGGTGTCAGGTCGTTGTTTTTATGGATTGATTCCTGAAACAAATAGTACCTATCCAGTCATCGTATATCAATTCCCAACAATATCACCAAATTCAGCGTTGGAAGATGGTGATTTGGATGATTTTACGGTGCAGATTGATGTTTATAGCAAAAATCCTGATGACATTTTCGCTCTGCGAAAGGCTATTTTTACCGCACTTGAAACGGCATTTGATTATGCCGAGAGAGAAAGTGATTTCAGTGACTACGAACCCGATACAAAATTACATCGTCGGGTAATAACTTATCAAATTGCTTATGGAGAATAAAACATGGCAGCAAAAACCACACCGTTCCAAAAAACACGGTTTTATATTGGCACATCCGAAGATGCCGGTAAGAAAATTACAGCTTGTTCTGTAACACCAAATGCAACAATTACTGTTGCGTCAAGCGGATTTAAAACTGGTGATTGCGTCTTAGTTACCGGATTAGGTGCACTAGATGGATATTATCCAGTTAAATCTGTTGCGGCAGATGTAATCACATTGGCGGATGAAGTTGATTGGTCAGCGTATGATCAACCAACAGTATTTACTGATGCTAAAGCGGCATTAGTGAAATGGTCAAATAATTTCTGTGAGCTCCGAAATTTAGAGCGCAGCGAAGATACATTGACCGAAGAAGATGTGACTACCATGTGTGATGATGGCAAAGCCACCGAAGCAGGTGAGTTTGAGTACGGTGAGACTCAGATGAAGTTTTTTACTGCGCCAACATCCGAAATGCAAAAATTATGCCGTAAAAAATTCTTTTCAAAATCGAAGTTCCCTTTCCGTTTAGTTTTCCCAAATGGTCAAGGCACGATGTATGGCACTGGTTATTTCAAATCTGGCAATGGTTACTCTGGTGAAACTATGGGTAAATTTGAAAGTGGTGCAACTATTAAGCATACAAAACAGGAATATCACTTACCTGTAGCTTAAAAATAAAAAAAAAGCCAAGAGTGATCGGCTCTTGGCTTTAATTATTTGATTAACCTTTATTGCAGGAGAAGTTTACCTGCGAGTAAATTTTAACCATAAAAGAGGGTAAATACAATGGATTTGAGAAATAAATTGTTGCAGCATAAACCTAAAGTAACCGAAATTGAAATTCTTGGTGAAAAGTACTATGTAAGAGCATTAAGTGTCGGTGATGTGAATCGTGGATTGTTTGGCCAGCACAAACTATTGTGTGATATTGCAAAAGCACAAGGTATTGAGCTTGATTATGATGATCCTGATGAATTAGGCAAGCAATTAGGAAAAGTTTACGATCCATATCGTTTAGCCCGAAATCTAGCCCTCCGCTTATGTGACAAAGATGGAAATCTATTGTTTGATTTTGAAAATGAAGATGACTTGAAAGCATTATCAAGCCTAGATAATGAAGTTTCCGAAGAATTAAGTCGAGCATTGATGGGCGATGAACAAAAAAACTTAATGACCGACGCAAGTTCCAAATAACTTTATCGCTTGCGTTGGGCAAAACGTTAGAAGAAATCGAACAAATGCCTGAAAAACATTTTCAGGAATATATGCTGTTTTATCAAGAACAGCCATTTGGTTTATGGAGAGATGATTATCGCACAGCGCAGATTGCTCATTTGTTAGCGTTAATTCATAAAGATCCAAAACAGAAAGCCACAACATTGAACGATTTAATGCCATTTTTTAATACAAATAAGGCATCAGAAGATAAAGAAGATGATGGCGTAGAGTCTTATTTGTTAAATCGTTGATTGTTTAGTAAAAAAGTTAAAAAAATTAGCTACTCCCTATTGATTAAAATGAATGTATTTTGTACAGTATAGGTAAGTAAATAAGGAGGGGTTATGTTTAAAGATGAAGTTAAACTTATCCATTGGTTGGGCAAAGAGGTTATTGCGTTTTTCGCTTTATTCTTTGTGTTACCTATTATTTTTATCTTGGCTGTAACAGGCATAACCACAAAAATTTTACTTGGTGTTTCTCTGGCTTACATTACCTTTTTTGTTTTTGCAAAAGTTGCTATGTTTTTCTTTATGAAGAAAACTGAAAATGAAGTGCTGCAGCAAATTGAAAAAGAAAACGAAGTTAAGTACGTCATCATTAAATAGTTAGTGTTTGTATAGAAAGCTCGCAATATGCGGGCTTTTTTTATTTCTGGAGAAAATATGTCATCACTCGGTAGTTTGTATATTGGGTTAAGTCTCGATACAGTCCAATTTCAGGATGGATTGAGTAAGTCGGAGTATCAGACCCGAAAATTTACTAGACAATTTGAAGCTAATTTTTCTCGCGCTCAAGAAAAAGCACGTCAGTTCTCAGAACGCACTACACAATATTTAAATAATATTGAGAAAGCCGCCAATAACATCAATTCGACAACAAAATGGAGTTTTCGCCTTGATAATTTAGGTAGAGCGCAAGATTTGTCAAAGCAAGCTATTGCAATGATGGATAGCTACACTGAGCTACAGAACCGTATTAGACTGGTGACTCATAGTCAGACAGAAATGGCTCAGGCTACAGAAAGCGTGTTTGATATATCATCTCGAACCAATCAAGCTGTTGGCGCAACCGCTCAAATCTATCAACGTTTTGCAAAAAATGCTGATACTTTAAATATTAGTCAGCAAAAAGTCGTAGAACTAACAGAAACTGTATCAAAGGCAGTCGCTTTATCAGGTGCCGCACAAGCGTCATCAGAAGCGGCATTAATGCAGTTCGGTCAAGCTTTGGCTAGTGGTGAGTTGCGTGGTGCTGAACTTAATTCTGTGATGGAACAAACACCGGCTTTAGCACAAGCTATTGCAGATGGTTTAGGTGTTAGCGTTGGCGCACTTAAAGATATGGGTAAGAATGGTGAGTTATCTATCAACAAAGTGATAACTGCACTTGAAAAAGCAAAATCATCTGTGGATAGTGATTTCGAGAAACGTGTAAAAACACTCTCGATGTCATACACCAATCTCGAAACATCATTTATTAAATATGCTGGTGAAGCTGACCGCACTTATGGTATCACTCAAAAACTTGGAGAGAGTGTAGATTTTGTTTCGAAAAATCTTGACCAATTAATAACTGCAGCGGTTGTTTTAACTGGTGCCTTAGCCGTTGGTAGAATCAGCCAGTACAGTGCAGAGTTAGCAAAATCAGGCATTATTAGTGCCAAAAATGCTTTAGCCCATACAGCAGAAGCAAAAAGCATTTATGAAAGAGCAACAGCAATGCGAGTTGCCGCACAACTTGAAATGTCTAGCTTGACCGCACAATTACAGCTAGCTCAATCTGAACAAACCAGATTTGCATTGCGTGAAAGAATGAAAGTGCAATCTGCTCAAATTATTGCACTTGCAGAAGCAGAAGCTACAGCAAAACGAAATCTTGCTACAGCAACTAATCTCGCAACGATGGCGGCAAAAGGTTTGCAAAGTGTAATGGCTTTACTTGGTGGCCCAGCTGGTGTTATTGGTATTGCAGCTACATCATTATTATTTTTCAGTTCACAAGCGGCAGAAGCTCGACAATGGGCATTAGATACGTCTGTTGCTAACCAAGCTTTAGCTGATTCTTATGATCAAATCAGTGAATCAGCATTATCACTTAAAATTACTGAACAGCTTGAAAATATAGAAAAATATTACGCTGAAATCGAAAAATTAAAAGCTGGTGTAAAATCAAAAAATATTAATGGCGATTTTGATGGTTTCACAGTCGTTAATGCCAAAACAGAAGCGGAAATTGAAAAAGTTAATGCTCAAATCGGCACGATGACAGAGAATGCTGATAAAGCCAAACAAGCTCTTGAAAAAATGCTTTCGCCACTTGGCGAGAAGATGTTGCGAGCAGGTAAAAATGTTGATGAAGTGCGGCAGAAATTCAAGTTGCTTGGTGTTTCTGCCGAAACTGCAGATAACATTATAGCTAACTTGCCAAAAAGCTTTAATGATACGGCTAATAGTGCAAATAAAGCGGCAGATAAGACGTTAGATTTAAAAGATGCGATGGAAAAGCTGAAAGAGAAATCTACGTCTCTTGCTCAAAAGCTTGAAGTTGCAAAACTCAAACAGCAAGGTCAGGCAAAATCTGCTTATGTATTGGCCGGTCTTTATGAGTTACTCGGCAAGGAAGGCGCAGAATACAACGAAGTATTGATTGGTATTGCTACAGGCACAATTACTGCAGCTAATGCGGCAGATAAAGCTGTTGGGTTATCACTTGAAACGCTAAACAAGATTTTAGCCGGTAAAGCAACATTGGAAAAAATGTTTTCCGATGAAACCAAAGTGACAACAATTGAAACTCAAATCAAAGAAAGCAACAAAAAATCAGGTGGTCGAAAATCATCAGGTGAAAATGCTCGAGATAGTTGGTTAAGTTTCTATGATGAAATTCGTAAGAAAAGTAGTTCTAGTCTTGCTGAAATTGACTTGGAACAAACAAGAATGTTTCAACGCTTGGAAGAGCACAACAAAAAAGGTGTTGTATCTCATCAAGAATATGAAACAGCAAAAACAGCTATCACCGAGCGGTTTGCTCGTCAACGGTTAGAGCTTGCAGGGAAATATGCGCCTGAGAAATTATTACGTGCGAACTTAAATGATGAGTTAGCGGTAGTTGAAGAGCTTAAAAAAGCAGGACAGCTTACAGGTGGTGAAGCTAATACTGCTGAATTGCAATTGAAGTTTGATTATGCTCAAAACAGATCTCAAAGTGCGGTTAATCCATTAGACCAATTACGCGCACTTTATGATCCGCAACAAGAGCTAATTAATCAACAAACGCAAGAGCTTGCTCAGCTCCAAGCATTTAACGATCAAAAGTTAATCACAGAAGAAGAATTCCAACAACGCAAACAGCAAATCATTGAAAAATACAAAAACAACAAGATCCAAAAGGAAATGGAATCGTATGCTACAGGGCTCAATGATTTGGGGGGCGCTTTTGGCACTCTTGCATCTATGGTTGAACAGTCTGCAGGAAAACAATCTGCCGCTTATAAAGCAATGTTCGCTATCTCTAAAGCATTTGCGATTGCTGAAGCAACTGTAAAATTATCACAGGCAGTAATGCAAGCTATGGCTGATGACACCGCATTTACCCCTGCTCAAAAATTTGCAAATATGGCAGCGGTTGCAGCGGCTGGTGCTAATGTTATCTCTCAAATCACTAGCGTAGGATTTGCTAAAGGCGGTCATGTTGTTGGCGAGGGTACAGGAACGAGCGATTCCATATTGGCTCGATTATCTAACAATGAATTTGTTATGACATCCCGTACTGTTGATCATTATGGTGTTGGATTTATGAATGCCTTAAACCAACGCAGATTTCCTAAATTTGCAAATGGCGGTCATGTTGGTGGCAAATCTGATAGTTATGACGGATTGTTTAGCGGTGGTGGAGCATCAACCAATAACGAAGTATCAATAACAATAAATATTGATAAAAACGGAAATGAAAGTGTGACTGCTGAGCAAAAAGCCGCACAAGGTAAAGAGCTTGCATTAGCAATCCAAGCAAATGTACTTGAAGTGTTAAGAAAACAACGTCGTCCAGGTGGAATGCTTGGATAAGGAGATGAGATGGCTTTAAAAACATTGCCTTGGTGTCCGCAGCCTGGTTATACAGTTGATGAAGAACCAAAGCGGAAAGTGCTTAATTTTGGGAATGGCTATCAGCAACGAATGGAAGATGGAATTAATGCTCTTTTGAGAAAATATTCCGTTACCTATAAGGTTAAAAATAGCCAATCAGCAGAATTTCGTCAATTTATGAAAGAGCACGGTGGAGTCCGTGCTTTTTATTTTAAAGACGTCGCACTAAATGGGGAGTTAGTTAAAGTTGTTTGTGTTAAGTTCCCTCGCCAAATTGGATTGACTCACACAACCTTTAATTGTGAATTCGAAGAGGTAGTGTAAATGCCTAAAAATTTACCTAAGAAAATGACCGCACTTTTACCTGAATTAGAGCAGGGTACGCTTATTGAATTGTGGGATATTGATTTACGCCATATTACTCCGACTAACGGTTCTAATACTGCAGGTGAATTGTACCGATTCCACAACGGTTTAAACCAAGGGCGAACCAATATTTGGTGGCAGGGGAATGAGTATCAAGCCTATCCAATTAAAGCAGATGGATTTGAAATTAGTGGACAAGGCCCAAGTTCTCGTCCGACATTAACAGTATCTAACCTATATGGAATCATTACTGGCATTGCGGTTAATTTAGGACAAGGCGTTGGTGGTAAAGTTACTCGTAGATTGGTTTATGCTCAGTTCCTTGATGCTCGCAATTTCGAAGGTGGCAAAAACGCTCAGGCAGATCCTACGCAAGAAGCGGTGAGTTATTACATCATTGAGCAATTAAAAAGCCTTGATGATAAACAAGCTACTTTTGAACTGGCATCACCTGCAGAAACGGATAACGCAAAAATCCCGCTGTTGATGATTACATCTGATGTTTGTATTTGGCAATATCGTTCGCCACAATGCGGTTATACAGGTGGACCTGTAGCCGATGAATTTGATAAACCAACGAACGACCGTAAAAAAGACAAATGTTCGCATTGTATCCGTGGTTGTAAATTGAGATTTGGTGAGAATGCTGTGTTACCGTTTGGCGGTTTCCCAAGTACAACCCAGTATGGGAATTGATCATGATTATTCCGGATAAATTAAAAAAAGAGATACTGTCACACGCTAAAAGTACAGCGCCGCAAGAATGTTGTGGCTTTGTTGTATTTAAAGACGGTTTTTCTTACATCCCTTGCGAAAATATCTCACACGATCCAGTTAATTTTTTTGAAATATCGGCAGATGATTTTATTCTTGCTGAAGAATGTGGTGACATTGTAGCGTTGGTTCATTCTCACCCAGATTCTGATTTTGAAAAAGGATTGCCATATTTATCCATTGCAGACAGAGAATGTCAGGTTAGAACACAGTTAGATTTTTGGCTGGTGGTGGATGACGACATTAAACAGTTCCGTTCTATTTCACCGCTGATTGGTCGCCAATTTGAAAACAATAAACAAGATTGCCGAAATATTATTCTTGATTGCTATATGTTATCTGGCATTGATTTACCCGATGATTCTGAATATGAGTTTGATTGGTTTGAAAACTCAAACTTATATGAAGATGGTATGAAACGGTGTGGCTTTTTTAAATTATCACAAGATGAACCTGTCCAGATTGGCGATGTAATCTTAATTAAAGTCGGTGCAAGTGTAGCTAATCACGCTGGAGTGTATCTAGGTGATCAGATGATGGTTCATCATAGTGAAAGTCGTCTCTCTGCACGTGTACCTTATGATGGTTTTTGGCTTAATTCCACACATTCAATTTGGAGATATTCAGAATGGCAAAAATTAAATTTTATGGCGATCTTAAACGATTTGGCCGTGAGCCGATTGAACTTGAAGTAAGTAATTTCAGAGAATTGATGAGTGGACTGTTATCTCAAATTAGTGGCTTACGTGAGCATTTGAGAAATGGCTATTATAAAGTTCGTATTGGCAGTAAATATCTATCCGAAGAACAATTAAAAACAACGCCTATTATCTCATTGAAAAATGATTGTACGGTGCATTTTACGCCAGTGATTCTTGGCTCTGGTAAAAATGGTGCGGGAATATTTCAAATTGTTGCCGGCATTGTAATTATTGCAGCGAGTATTATTAGTTACCAATATTATGGTGTCGGATATGGTACTGCATTAATGTTTGGTATGTCTGGTGCAGCCATGGCATTAGGTGGCGCAATAACATTGCTTTCTAGACCGCCAGATATGAATACTAAAATTGATGAAGGTGAAAAGAAACAAAGTACATCATTTAGCAATCTTCGTAATTTAACTCCACAAGGGAGACCTATTCCGTTATTGTACGGTAAGATGATGACCAGTCTTGTACTGGTGTCTCAAGGGATTGAAACATTTGACGATGTTTAGGTAGTAAATCAGTATATCACTAATAAATTTAACCGCTTATAGGCACTGCTTATAGGCGGTTTTCTTTTAAAGAGGTACTTATGGGCGGTAAAAGCCAAGGTTCAGCGCGCACACCACATGAAGCACCTGATAGCCTTCGTTCTTCGCAACGATTACGTGCTATTGGTTTAATCTCTCTTGGTCCAATCAAAGGTCCAGCCAATAAATGGAAATCGACTTACTTTGACAATACGCCAATCCAAAATGCAAACGGTGTTGATGATAATGATGAGTCAAGTTTCAATTTTAAAAACACAGAGATAGCATATACACTCGGCACGCAGGATCAAATGCCGCTACAAGGCTTTGAAATGTCAGAGCGTGAAGTATCAGTTGGCGCTGAAATTAAAAATGTTACCCCTGTAACAAGAACTGTCATTGATCCTGATGTGACACGTCTCAGAATCACATGTGGTGTAAGTGCGTTATTTTCTCAAAATGATAATGGCGATACAGAGGGAACATCTGTATCACTTGAAATATTAATCAACGGGCAAAGCCGCACAGTAAAAAACATTAGTGGTAAATCATCATCTCGCTTTTATCGCAGTTATATCATTGATAATTTACCGCCTAAACCATTTACCATTACAGTTAAAAGATTAACTGCCGATAGTAAATCACAGCGGTTACAGAATGGCACTCACTGGGTCAGCTATACAGAAATCATTGATACCAAACTGTCATACCCAAATATGGCATTAATTGGCATTAAAACGGATTCACGCTATAACCCAAATTTCCCTAATGTAAATCTATTGCTTTATGGCCGACTAGTTAAAGTACCAAGCACATATAATCCCGAAACAAGAACGTATGCACCGGGTATTTGGCGCGGTGACTGGAAAGAAGAGTGGACGGATAACCCAGCATGGATTTTTTACGACTTAGTCACTAATTCATTGGCTGGACTAGGTAAACGAATTGGGGAATACGGATTAGATAAGTTTCAGCTGTATCAAATTGCAAAATACTGTGATGAATTAGTCGATGATGGATATGGTGGCAAAGAACCACGAATGGTATCGAATCTATGGATTACAGAACAGCGTGATGCCTATAACGTGCTATCAGACATGGCATCTGTTTTCCGCTCTATTGCAGTGTGGAATGGAACGCAGTTTTCAGCTATCCAAGACAGAACATCAGATCCAGTTTGTTTATATACTCAATCAAATGTGGTTGATGGTAAATTCTCTCGCCAATTTGCAGCAGGAAAGACAATTTTCACTGCAGTAGAAGTTGAATATGCTGATGAACGTAACTTCTATCAAAAGGCGGTTGAGTACGTTGCCGATGATTTAATGATTGCTCGCTATGGCTACAATGTTAAGAAAATTACAGCTTATGGCTGTACAAGTCGTGGGCAAGCTCACCGCTACGGAAAATGGGTATTAGAAACATCTCGTCTTGAACAATGTACTATTACCTTTGTAGTAGGTCGTCAAGGGTTATTGCATTTACCAGGCGACATCATTGAAATTGCTGATAATGATTTTGCGGGTAAAACACTTGGTGGGCGCGTTGTAGCGATAAACGGAAAGACAGTAACGCTTGATCAACCTGTAGAAATTACTGGTAATAGCTATTTAAGTTATCTTAATGATGAAATGCAGTTGGTGAAAATCAAAATCATCAATGCAGATAATACAAATAAATCGGTTGTTACATTAGAAACCAATCCTGTTGGTTTGAACGTAATGGATGATTGGGTATTAAAAACACCGCAAGTATCTACTCAGCTTTACCGTGCACTCGGTATTACTGAAAACGATGACGGAAGTTATACCATAACTGCACTGCAGCATGAACCGCAAAAAGAAGCGATTGTTGATGGAAGTGCAAGCTTCGTGCCTGTTGTTACAACTATGCACAATGGACTAACAAAAGTAACTAATACTGATGTAGTTTATAGTGCTGATGGCATAAGACTCACTTGGTCAGTACCCACAACAGATGCGTTATTAACCTATGAAGTGCGGTTATATCGCAATGGAAAGGTTTTCAAAACATATCTAAACTTAAAAAATCCAGAAATATCATTTGAAGGTTTGCCTGATGGTAGTTATACCGCAGAAATCAGAGCTAAAAACCAAAGTGGCCAACTGTCAGATCCCGTAACACGATCATTTGAGATTAATCTCAATATTCCTAGATTTGTTACTAAATCCTTGTTATTTGCTATTGAGCTTGATTGGGATTTGCCTAAGACATTTACACCTGGATTTAGCACTGAGATTTGGCGTAGCAATACAAATGACATAAGCACTGCAGTGAAAGTGGCAACACTGCCATATCCCCAAAGTAACTATGTTATCAATGGTGTGCCTTTATCGACAGGCTATTACTTTTATTTGCGAGGAGTAGATAAACAAGGTAACAAAGGCGAATTTACAGAGGCAGTATTTGGTGAGGCAGACCATAATCCAGATAACTTGTTAAATGCGTTAGAAGGGAAAATTACTAAATCCCAACTTGGCCAAGAGCTCATAAACTCCATTAAAGATGATATTAATAATGCAGTTGGGGAAGAAGCTAAAACAAGACAAACTGCTGTTGCTGGTGCATTAGCTCAAATAGCTGCACAAGCTCAATCAACTGGCACTGCAATTAAAAACCTTGAAAAAGCAGAGCAAGCACAAGCCGAAACCATCAAAACTGTAACAGCGAAGGCCGAATCAGCTTTATCAGGCATCACTGCAGTAAGACAAGCGCAAGCTCAAAGTGATAAGGCAAACGCACAGCAAATCAATGCACTAACTGCTAAAGTTGGCAATGCTGAATCTACTGTGTCGCAAGTGAGTAATGCTGTTGCTGGACTTAATGGTAAAGTTAGCTCGATGCACACAATCAAAACACAAGCTATTGCTGGTGGACGGACTGCTGTTGCTGGGATCGCTCTAGGCGCAAACCATGAAGAAAGTTCGGTCATTGTTATGGCTGATAAATTCGGGATTGTTGCTAATGCTAATGATGGTAATGTCAAACCTGTGTTTTCTGTTGCAAATGGGCAGGTTGGTATCCGTGGTGATTTGGTTGTCGCTGGGTCTGTGACGAGAGATAAATTGTCATCAGGTGGTGGCGGGAACCTCTTTTACAACCCAATTTTTGCTAATCCGACAAATGGTGTGCCTCACGGGTGGACATTATTCGAAACTGGATTGTCAGATAGCCAAAAAGGCGAACGTAGATGTTTTCAAGATCCTGATTATGGTCTGAAGAGAGGTGGTTATTTACCTAATGAAAATGTTGTACGTTTTCACAATAGACGAACTAATAATGGCTCTACTCGAACAGGTATCTGTCAAAATGTGCCTGTTACAGCAAATAATTGGTACATTGTATCTGCTTATATGGGTAACCAAAATTGCACTAAGGTTGAAATTTATATTGATGTGCGAGGCCGTAATGGAGAATGGTTATTACATAAAACAGTAGGTGTGCCGAAAAACAAAAACTTTGTAGGCATCAATGACGCAGAAAGAGCATTTATTAAATTTCAAGTTCCTTCTAATGGTGTAAGTGTTGATGTATTTTTCTTTTTTTATGATGCTGACGGCTCTAATCCAAATGGTTGTTGGATGTTTGTCGGTCGCCCAATGCTGGAAGAATGTACAGAATACACAACTCAGCCTAGCCCATGGGTAAATGCCGGTGTAACCGAAGTACATGGTGGAAGTATTATTGCCAATACAATCCGTGGCGATCACATCCAAGCTAATCAGGAAATTAGAGCGCCAAGAATAACTGGTGGGGTCATTACTGGTAATACCGTCAACGGTGCAACAATCAATGGTGGAACAGTTAATGGTGCAGTGGTAAGCGGTGGCACAGTAAAGGGTGCAATTGTCGAAGGTGGCGTAATCAAAGCTGCAAGGCTTGAAGGCGTAACTGGTAAATTCACAGGAACACTTGAAGTTAATCAGCTAGTCGGTGGAAATTTGTGCGAGGTTGCTATTATCACTGTTTATAGAACTCTTAGCTTCTATCAAGTGTGGATAAACATAGCCCCCTCACCTGTTAAGCGAATTTTCTTCATTGTTAATTCACACAAAACATTCACGGTTGAGGCTAATCAATCTCACAGGTTTTTATATACAAATCATGATGAAAATCCACCAGAGTTTTTTGAGTTTAGAGATGGTCGTACCGCTAAAATGTGCATTACTGCATACGCAGTATCAAACACAAGAACAATAACACAAGACTAGGAGTAAACATGACAACATTGGCAAAACGACAGAGCAAATTGATTTGGAGCAGATTTATGCTTATCTGAAAGAAAACGGTCAAATCGTAATTTAATCAACCTTAACTAAAACCACCGCACTTTGATAAATCGAGTGCGGTTTTCTTTTATCCAAATATCCAAAATCAGGAGCAATCAAATGAAATTTATTGAAAAAAATATTGAAGATGCACGCACTGGTTCAATTTCAGAACATCATACTGTAACAGGCTTGCAACTTGACTATGTCAATAATAGTACTTTTGTAACCATCTCATCTTACGTGTCAAAAGCCAAAAAAGACGAGGGAAAAGAGAGTTTAAGCATTAATACGTTTACTATCCAAGGCGTGCCGGCTTGGAACGCAATCCCTTATGAATGGGCGTTATCTGAATTAGTCAAAGCTCAACCAGAAGGTTTTGTGCCGGAAACATACATCGGTTATGTCAATCCGTATATGTTTGCTGGTGGCAAGGTAAAAGAGTAG